AGCTGGCCTATGAGGGCGATACTCACGGCGATACATGGTATTGCACATTCGAGGCCATAGCCCAGTCGGGCATGAAGCCTGCCGGCCTGAAGGACGGCGCGACCAATCCTTGGAGGTGATGAACCATGCGTACAGTTGATGAACGAGTCGGCGGCATGGCTCAGGTTCTCGGAACAGCCATGGACAATGTCGAATACGAGATGCGCGTTGCCATGCCCGGCATCGTACAGGAATGGGACGCAGAACAGCAGACCGTCACGGTTCAGCTGGCCATCCGTGAGAAGGTGTCCATGGACGGAAGGGAAACCGAAATGGAAATCCCCATGCTGGTTGACGTTCCCGTGGTCATGCCTCGCGCCGGTGGCTACAGTCTCGTTTTCGCCCCCGTAAAGGGCGATGAATGCTTAGTAGTGTTCGCAGACGCTTGTATAGATTCGTGGTGGCAATCCGGCGGCGTACAGTCCCAGGCAGACAGCAGGAGACATGATCTCTCTGATGGATTCGCCATACTCGGCTGCTGGAGCCAGAAACGAAAACCCAAGATACCCGCCAGTGGAGTGCGTCTGCAAAACGACGCCGGTACCGCTGGCATCAGCATTGCTGGAAATACCGTGAACATCTTTGGCACGGTAAAGATCAACGGCAGCTCCTACAGTTCGCACCAGCACTCTGGTGTTGAATCCGGCAGCAGCCGCACGGGAGGTGTGGTCTGATGAAAGCACAGTATGAAACGAATCTGGTCTGCCGCGCCATGGACGAAGACGGCGATATGCGGTTTGGTGAAGGACAGAACGGTCAGCTGCACACCCTCGACGCAATGAAGCAGGTTCTCAAAACCCGCCTCGGAGCCGTAGCCGGCGAATGGTGGGAAGGTGACGAGGGAGCTATTCCGTATTTCGACGGAAACGTTCTCGGCGCCATTGCTTCTGAAAAGACCAAGGATGCCGTTGATCTGCTGGTAATCAACCGCATCATGGACACCGTGGGCGTGACTGGCATTTCCAACGTGGAATCCAGCATCGAAAACCGACGGTATCACTTCACCTGTTCCGTGCAGACCGTGTACGGCACGACCACAGCGGAGGTGAGCTTATGAGCTACTTCAAACCCTACATCGACGAAAGCGGATTCCATTACCCGACCTACAATGAAATCCTTGAACAGCTCGTCGATGATATGCAGACGATCTTCGGCAGCGGCATCTATCTCGGAAGCGATTCTCAGGATTACCAGATGCTTTCCAAGTTCGCCGAGAAGATCTACGACTCGTATCAGACCTGCGAAATCGTCTACCTGTCCCGAAGCCCGGTAACTTCCATCGGGGCTGGGCTTGATTACATCGTTGCCATCAACGGCATTGCCCGAAAACAGGGAACGAAATCCGCCGTTACTGTCACGCTCGAGGGTACGGCAGGAACCGTGATCTACGACGGCGCGGTAGCCGATACCAATGGCCATGTATGGGATCTCCCGGCCACGGTCATCATCGGCGATGAGGGTTCTGTCGATGTCGAAGCGGTCTGTCGTGATGTCGGCATCGTGCAGGCATCCCCGGACAGCGTCATCCGAATTATGACCCCTACGCTGGGCTGGACATCCGTAACCAACGGCGCGGAGGCTTCCACCGGTACCGTGACCGAAACCGACAGCGAACTTCGGGCGCGTCAGGCAGACAGTACCGCACAGCCCTCCCAGTCCATGGTGCAGGGATTGAAAGGTGCGCTGGCTTCGCTTCCCGACGTGGAGCGCTGCGAGGTTTACGAGAACGACAAGCCTGTTACCAACGCAGCCGGCATCCCGGCCAATAGCGTGTGCGCTGTCGTAGAGGGCGGCGACGATGATGAAATCGCCAGCACCATCCTTCTGCGCAAAGGCCTTGGATGCGGAACCTTCGGCAGCACCGCTGTAACCACCCATGACAGCGACGGAGAAGAGTACGAGATTCACTTCTCCAGACCTGTGTATGTTGACGTCGATGTGCAGATTGAGATTTCGGCAAAAGCTGGATACACCACGGCAATCCCCGACGAAATCACTGGCGTAATCGCGAACTATCTCAACGAGTTCAACATCGGTGCAGATCTCACCACATCCATTCTCTGGCTGGTTGCCCAGCAGGTAAACAACGACATTCGCAATCCTGCATTCTCCGTAATCTCCGTCCGCGCCGCCCGGCACGGTCAGGCGCTCGGACAGGCTGATATTTCTTTTGGCTATAACGAAGTTGCAAGGGGCAATGCCGCGTACATCAAAGTAATCACTGTATAGGGGTGAGCGCATGGCTGAGAAAGATATCCAGCGATACCTTGACGGTATCGAATCGCAGCATAAAACCAAGCCCCGATATATGGCCTATGTGACTGCGCTGCTTGAAAAAGTGGATCCTGCACACGCTGCGGCCAAGGATATGCCGGCGGCGTTCAGCGTCTACGATGGCGTAGGCGCTCAGCTGGATGTAGTCGGAGAGATTGTCGGCGTAGACCGAAAGTTTCCTCCTGTGAATATCCCCGGCATGCCTGTATATCTCGACGATGATTCTTACCGACAGGTCATCTTGTCGAAGATCATCCAGAATCAGTGGGACGGTACCTACGGCCAGTTCAAAGAGATGGCAGCTGCTACGCTGGCAAAGACGCTGAACGCCCGGTACCGCGACAACCAGAATATGACGATGGGCGTATCCATCGAAGGGCAGCTCTCGCCGATTATGGTGGAGCTGCTTGTTCGTGGCTACATCCTGCCGAAGCCCATGGGCGTTGGCATGGAGATCAACGTCATCGACGGAACTACCGAGGATTCCTCGTGGGCTGAGTGCATAACCACCGGCAGCAATGCCCAGATCGAATGTCCCTACGATTACTTCCCGGACCGAAACACCCACGGCCTTTCACTGGCTGGAGCAGCTGTCGTGGCCGGGAGCGGATTCATTCTGTGTGATATGGATTACAACCGCGATATCCTGATCTCCGAAGAAGGATATTCCGGTGCTGCAGCCTGTGCAGTCTGCGGCCAAGTGCTGGCTGAAATCCAGCCTTGCACCATCACACAGGATGGTTTCTCCATCGGGAATGGCGTTGTTGGCGTTGCCAACATTGCTCATATAACACTATCGACCAAATGAAAGGGTGAATGAACATGGCACTTTCTGCGTACCTGACTTCTGCTGGCTATGAGCTTCTGAACAGGCTGATCGCTTCGCAGGGAACGCTCCACATCACCAAAGCCGAACTCGGCAGCGGTGTATGTAGCGGCGAAGATGCTTGCCGCGCTCGTACCTCGCTGGTGAAGCGCGTTTGCGACGCCTCGCTTACCAAGGTAAGTTTCGAGGGCGGCGAAGCGAAGATCACGGTTCAGTATCTCAACAGCGGCCTGGCAACCGGCTTCTTCGTGAATGAGGTCGGCATCTATGCCAAGCATCCGACCACCGGCGCAGACACGCTGTACTGCTATGTGACCTTCGGCAGTAATCCCGACTGGATTGCTCCTGCGTCCTCGGCACAGTATGTCCGCACCTACGACATCAAGACCATCATTTCCAGCGTCCAGAACGTAACCATCGAAGCTGCTCCCTCCGCGCTGATCAGCCGCGAGGAATTCAGCAACGTCATTGCGCCGGAGTATTCCTCCAAGAAAACCTATGGCGTCGGTCAGTTCGTTCTCAATGCCGGTTATCTGTACCGCGCAAAGCAGAACATCACCAGCCCCGAAGCATGGAATTCTGCGCATTGGGAGCTGCAGCCTGTGTCCTACTATCTGGAACGCATGGAGCAGCCGGTCACCAAGCCTCGCTTTGGCGTATCCGGCATCGGCGGCTCCAACGCCACTCTGACCCGCCTGTGGGATTCCGTAGGCAAGACCTCCATTCCCGGCACCGATACTGTCGCCGCAAAGTCTGACTTCGATGACTATGCTCCCTTCAATCGCCGCCGCTGCGTTGGCACTTGGAAGTTGATCGACGGCAAGCCCGTGTTCGATGTTGCTGCCTATCACGGTGATGCAGACTACGCCGAGGACGGCTCCATGGGCGACTACGTTGCCGTTGACGTCACTCCGTTCTATTACTACGAACAGGATGGCATCATTGGTGTATCTGAGCAGCAGTTCCCCGGCTGGAAGCTGCACCCGGTGTGTGCCAATGCTGACGGCTCTCCGAGGCTGCATACCTATCTGCCGTGCTACACCATGGGCACGAAGGATGGCCACGCCGTATCCCTGCCCGGATATGTAGGCCACGCCAACAGCTATCACGGTCTGCGCACCACTGCCCGTACCTACGGCGACGGCGCGACCCTGTCCGAGTTCGCGATCATCGAACCCAGCGCAGTCAACCATTACGAATGGCTGCTGTTCACCATCGAATTTGCAACGCAGAACTGCCAGAACATCATGTTTGGTGCAACTGCAATGTTCTTCAACGACGGCGGAAATTCGTTGATCGTCACGGCGCCGGCTGCGAATAAGGTGGTCATGAACTCTGGCGCTTCTTCTCTGGTTGTCGGTCAGAACATCAATATTTCCTCTAGCGCATGGGGCACGCAGAACGATCAGACCAAGCTGAACAGGATCACGAAGATCGAACGCTGTACCGAAGACGGCGCTGTTGACGCCAGCGGCTCCTGCTATCTGATTACCTACGATGGCGAAGATCGCACCGCCAGCATTACCGTCGGCTCCACTCAGCTGAACTCCTATCCGTGGACGAATGGTGCCTGCGGCGGCTTCCTTTCCGGCATTGGCGCAGTCCTCGGCCACACTGGCTCTCCGATCTCCAACACCTCTGGCCGCTATCCGATGATGTACCGCTGGCGTGAAAACGTGTACGGCAACCAGTACAGCACCAGCGTCGACCTTATGGATGTTCGCGTTGACGAGGGCAACGAGGTCTATCATCTTGAATGGTACTTCCTGCCCGACCCGACCAAGTACATGTCGGGTGACGGCAGCGCACCATCCCTCGCAGATCTCCAGAATGAGGAAAAGGGCTGGGTAAAGTTGGATGTCATCACGCCCAACAGCAGCTACGCCAGCGGCTATATCCGCAAGGAAGAAGCAGACGAGCGTTTCCCGCATGTCCGCGTCCCGGTGCTCACTGGTGGCAGCTCGTCCACGTACTACTGCGATTACGCGTACCTCGTGAGCACGATCGTGGTGCGCGCCGTGCGTCGCGGTGGCCTCCTGTACTACGGTGTGTATGCCGGTTTCCGCTGCGTCGACGCGAGCAACGCGCCCTCGAATGGCAACTGGTATTACGGCGGCGGGCTTTATTTTGCCCAGTAGGGGGTTGAATCGGCGTAGCCGAGAAGGGGGCCGCAGCCCCCTTTATCCTCTTTCTCAATAAGGCGCGAAGCGCCCGACCAAAATTGCGTTTTCCCTCTATCGGAATACGATATAATCTAACGATTTCAAGATTTTCCCATCGAAATACTGTATACTGTGGGCATCGGGATTGTGATGTGCTTTTTCAGCCGTTTGGCTTTCAGTCGCGAACCTCGTGAACACGAACGTGGTGCGCGCCGTGCGTCGCGGTGGCAACCTGAACAACGGTGTGAATGCCGGTTTCCGCTACGTCAACGCGAACAACGCGCCCTCGAATGGCAACTGGAATTACGGCGGCGGGCTAACCCCTCAACCAGTCCCGGCATGACCGCTGAAGCGATACCTCATGCCGGACATCCGGAATCTGAATCCTATCTTGCACATCCCTTTCCGAGGTTCGCAGGAACTGAAATTCATCCGACTGGAACGGCTTAGTAGCAGTGTCGAAACGCCGTGAGGATAATAAAGATGAAACGTGTCGGTGGCCTTTGGGAAAAGCTGATTTCCATGGAAAATGCGATCAGCGCCATTGAGAACGGAACCATCAATAAGCGTTCC